AACCGCCCCTCCGCCCGCCGGCGGTGCACCAGCCCGCGCAGGGTGCGCAGGCGGCCCGTTTCCGGATCCCGCGCCTTCGTCCATCGCAGCAGCAGCCGCGGCACCTCGTCGTGCCGCCCCTCCCGCACCGCCTTCAGCACGGAGGAGCGCTTCAGGTTGCCGATGCCGACGTTGTAGGCGAAGCTCACCAGCGCCCCGAACTGGTTCGGTGTCAGAAACTCCGCATCCGCACCCAGCACCCGCGCCACGTCCCGCGCGAAACGCTCCACGTCGCGACGCAGGATATCCCGCGCCTCCGCCTCCGTGATCCGCATGCCCGGCCGTACCCGCGGCGGCCCGGCGCGGGACGTGTGCCCGTATCCGATGGTCCAGACGCCGACGGCATCGCGATAGGCCTCCAGCCGGCAGCCTTCGAAACGCATGATGAGCGCCAGCGCCGCATCACTGATGCGTGCCTTCATGAAGGATCTCCCCGTCAGAATGTGAGAAAGGTCAGCGGACCCGGCGCCGTTGAACGGGTTCCGCTTCACGCCATGCCCGGCCACCGAACAGCCGGACGCTCCAGTAGGCGAGGTAGCGCCGCCAAATACGGACGCCCAGAACCGCCATGGCCTCCAGGAACAGATCGTCCGCCGCCCGGCGCGGCACGACCTTGGAAGCATACAGCCAGTCGTGCAGCACAGCCGCCTTGCCATGACGTCCGACAATCGGCACCAGCCAGCGGAAACCGAAGGGAACGGAAGCGAAATCCGTCTCGAAGCCCGGCGGCACGATCAGCAGATGTCCGCCGCCCGGAGAGCCCACGGCATAGACGAACGGACGGACAACCCGGAATGGACGCCTTTCCTTCTGGATCACCTCGACGATGAGCGGTTCGGTGAAGCTGCTCATGCCCTTTTCCCCCGGCCGGTCTGGCGGCCCGCAGCCCCCGGAAAGGCCTGCGGCCCCACTTCATCCCGATTCCGGATACTGCCATGGATTTCACGGCGTTTCATCCCTTCTTCTTCAGCCGATGATACGCCCGTCGCCCATGCGCCGCCAGTTCGTGCCTTCGGAAAAGGCGACCGTCGGTCCGTCGACATCATCGGGAACGAAGATCAGGGCGCCGGCGCCATGCCAAGCCGGATCGGGCAGAGCCGCGGCGGCATGGGACGGCAGGATGAAGGGCGACCACCCCTTGATGCCCCTACGCCCCACGGAGAAGAGCGTGTCGAACCTGACCGTTGATCCGGCGCCCGTATTCGGACCGCTTTCCCGGATGCTCAGACCGAAGCCGCCCCAGCCATCTATGTCCCATTCGACCGCCCGGTCGCCATTGAAAATGAAGCGCGGATCAACGCCCGAGGTGGCATTCCAGCGATAGTTGACCCGCCCTGTGCCGTCGTGGATGTTGCAGGCCCATGTGCCGGCCCAGCCGCCCAGTTCCAGGGATGCCGTTCCACCACCCGCGGCACGGTCGAATTCGGGGCGGCCGACGTAGGCGGTCCGTGCCCCCAGTCTTCCCGTAAAGCTTGCCCCGGAAAGCAGCGCGAAGTCGCCGGCATGGTGGCCGTCGAGAGTGTCGGCATCGAGTCCCGCTCCCTGCGGGAGGGTTTCCGCGAGGATGTCCGCCCAGGCGCGCAGCGCCACGTCGAACATGCGGTAGTAGCCCAGCTGCCAGTAAGCTTCGCCGCTCATGTGCACCTGACTTGCCCCGTCCAGGGGCAGGCCTCGCGTGGTGGCGACCCAGACGCCTTCCACGCCGTAGCGCGCCAGATGCGTATAGAATTCATTCTGCCCCGCGGCCGAACCGTTCCACATCAGCTCTCCGGCGATGTAGGGCATGCGGTTCCGTTCGAACTGCCCCGCCGCCTCTATGCGGTCGAGCCATGCGTTGAATTCTGCGGCATAGGTTTCCTGATCCCAGCCGCTGTCGTCCTCGCCCTGCATCCACAGCCACACGTCCGGGCGTTCAATGCCCGCCGCGTCAGGCAGCGCGGCCATGGCGGTGCGCAATTGTCCGATGAGCGCCCCGCCCACGTCCCAGGAATACTGCGGATGCTCCGTATTGCCGCTCCAGTCCACGATGCTGTGGGCACCGTAGGCATAGAGCATCAGATAGACGGGCAGGCCCGTCTCCTTCTGCAGGCGACAGCAGAAGGCATGCGCGAAGTTGTTCGGCGTATCGTATGCCCCGCCACCGTCCAGCGGATACTGTCCCGGCACGGCCACCTGCCATGTGCCGTCCAGCTTGTTCCATACCAGCACGTTGGAGTTCACTTCCGACGTGCCCCGGGCATCGGCGTTGGAGCCGACCGCATTCGACTGCCCCGTGCAGACCACGAGCAGCGCCTTTCTTCCACGGACCATCCGGGGCAGAACATGGTTGCACAGATCCTGCGATCGCACGACCGGCGCCCATTCCGCATCGTTGCCCATGAGGGGATAGGGATCCGCCAGCGCATATTCCGACGGCGCGCGCCCTCCGAGCCGCTCCGCGTCGACACCGGTCAGGGCGGCACCGCTGCCAGCGAAACCGTCCGCCGTCACCTGTCCGGCGAATTCGGCCCCCTCACCACCCACGCTGAAGACCGTCGTCCAGCCGATCCGCTCTCCTGCGACGCCGCCGGGAGCGATGCGCACGGACATTCCCATGGAACCATTGCCATCGATATCCCATTCGACCGCATCTTCACCGTCCACGACATAGGTGGCGTCGCGACCTGCCGTCGCATTCCAGCGAAGGTTCACTCTTCCGGAACCGTCCTGCACGTTGCAGACCCAGCTCGAGATGTATCCGCCCATCTCGATGGAGGCTCCGTTCGTCGTTCCGACATTGCGCCGGAAGGTTTCATCACCGACGTAAAGCGTTCTCATGGTCGTCACTCCCGTAAAGGCCGCATCGGTTTTCAGGGCGTAGTCGCCGGCTTCGCGCCCGCCCAGGGCGGCCGCGTCAATATTGGTCAGCCCGCCGCCATCCCCGTTGAAGCGCGCAGCGGACACCTCTCCGGTGAAGGCCGCCCCGGCGATGCGCGCATAGGCCTCCGGCGACTGGCCGCCCAGATAGTCTGCGTTGACGTTGTTCAGTCCGCCGCCATCTCCGCTGAAACCCGCGGCCGTCACGCCACCGGTGAACGTCGCGCCGCTCAGCAGGGCGAATTCTTCGGCATGGCGGCCATCCACCGTGTCCGCATTGCCTACGGACGCTCCGCTCAGATCTTCGGTCAGCACATATTCCGACGCCGCGCGGCCGCCCAGCGCCCCCGCATCCACGGGCACCCACCCGCTGCCGTCGTATGTCACCAGTCTGCGCTCGTCCTCGACCCAGGCCACCCAGCCGCTCTGCGGAACATGAAAGGCCCACGCGCCACTCTGCCGGACCGCCACTTCACCATCACGCCCGACCCACTCCCCGGTTCCGCCAGCGGCGACGATCCACGCCTCACCGTCCACCGGCGCAGCCGGCGGATCCGCCAATGCCCGGCTTCGCACCGAAAGCTGCACCAGCGCATCGAGTTTCAGCAGCGCCTCGTTGTGCGTAACGTGCTTCTGTGCCTGTGCCTCCGCCATGAGTGGCAGGGCCAGTTTCTTCGTCTCGCTCATCCGTCATTCTCCACTTGTCCACCTCCCGTCCTTTCCACCCGCTGCGGCACGGTCGGACGCAAGGTTCGCCAAAAAGGACATGCGCCCCGCGGGGCGCATGCCAGATCCGTATTCCCCTCCCGAGAAACCGGTATTCGTGATTGAAACTTCGAAACCGGAACGAGCGGCCAGCCGCGCCGATCACCGGGATCAGGAACACCCGCCCGGCTGGAACGAGTGAAAAGTCTGGGCCGGACGCTGCATCACCCCACCACCTCCACCGCCCACGCCCCCGGCCCGTAGGTCTCGCCGATCTGGGCCACGCGGACGGTGACCGGCCAGGGCACGCCGCCGGGGAAGTCCTCCGCCTGCTGCGCCGCCGTCCATGTGGCGGTGGTGGCCACCACCTCCATCGCCCGCGCCACGCCGCCGGCCGCATCGAGGATCTCCACCCGGTAGCGCTCGAAGGCCTCGCCCAGCGGCGGCTCGGTTTCCGTCCAGGCGTCGCCGCCGGTGCGGGTGCGGCGGATCCACGACAGATGCAGATCGCCCGTTTCCGCGTCCCGCACCCCGCGCAGGTGCACCGGCGCGAACGGCCGCGCCGCCCGGCCGCGGTATGGCGCGGTGACTTCCGTCCACGTGGCGTCCGTCATGTCGCGCCCCGCCGGCCCGGCCCGCAGGGTGATGTCGGTATCCTTCTCGGCCACCGACAGCGGCAGCGGCGCCAGCGCCCCGTTGAGCAGCACGAAGAGGCTGCCCGCCGGCCGCTCATTCAGCAGCTCCGGCCCCGATCCCCGCTGGCCGCGCAGCAGCATGGTCAGCCGCCACGCCCCCGGCGCGATCAGCTCCGCATCGCGGAACTGCACGATCTCCCAGCCGGTGACCGGATCGCCGACGGCCGCCGCGTTGGCCCCGGCGAACAGCGCCTCGTCGGTCACCGAGGAAAGGATGCCCGTCCACAGCCGCACGGTGATCGCGTTGGCCCGGTCCCACACCCACTGCGGCCCCGCCGCCAGCGGCTCCAGCAGCTCGCCCATGGCGGCATTGGCGGTCAGCGATGCCCGCGGCCGCCAGGTGCCGGCCACCTGCCGCATCACCGCGATCTCGCCCGGCCACGGGCTGGCATGGGCCGCCACCCACGGCGACCACGGATCGTCTCCCTCCCGCAGCAGGGTGGTGTCCAGCATCACCACCGCCGGCGTCCCGAACACCTGCGGCAGAGAGATCGCCGCCGTCGAGCGCGACGGCATCACCGGCGCCCGGAATGCGGCATCGTCGTAGGAAATCAGCCGCGCCTGCCGCGCCAGACCGTCGGTCAGCCGCTCGATGCGCCACCGGCGCCCCAGCGCCTCCACCACGTCGCCCGGCTCCAGCGCCAGCCGTGAGGGCGGCAGCGCCGTCTCCAGCGTCTCACGCCCGGCGTGCGCCTCCGCCAGCATGCAGTGCGCCCGCTCCAGCGCCGTGCCCTGCCGCATGGCGACGTTCGCGCGCACGCTCTCCTCGCGGCTGGAGGCGGTCCGCGGCCAGCGGATCTCCGCCACCGCGGAGCGATGATCGTTCTCCGCGTCCAGATAGTCCACCCGGATGACCGCCGGCAGCTCCGTCTCCTGCGCCCGCGTCACGGAATGCAGCGGCCCGTCCTCCTTCAGCTCCGCCATGCCATCGGCATCGATGACGGCCACCGCCCGCCGCTGCCGCAGCCGGAAGGCGATGCGGTCGCCCGACTGCACGGCGTCGAACGCGAACATCGACGACAGCGGCTCGATCACCGCCCGCGCCGAGGACACCGCGGAGACCGTCAGCCCGGTGACCATGTGGCCGATGTCCTCCATCTCCCAGTCGGAGAAGCCGTGGTCCTCGAGGACCTGCCGCACGATCTCGCCCACCGGCGCGTTGCCCAGCCGTCCGTTCAGCCAGTGCCCGAACTCGTGATTGGCGCCGTCGCTCCACACGTCCGACAGCGCCGGCCAGGCCGGCCACGGCCGCGCGTCCCAGGCCCAGGCGTACATCCGCGCGGTGTCCACCATGGTGCCGCCGTAGATGTCGGAGACCGGATTGTGCGGCCCCGGCGTGTTCCAGTATTCCAGATGCGCCGCCAGATACTGCCGCTGCACGGCGTCGTCGCGCACGCCCCTGGAGTAGTACGGCAGCGCGCTCTCCGATGACTTCGGATCGTAGAACACGTTCGGCTGATTGGGCCCCTTGTCCACCGCCGGACAGCCGAACTCGGTGAAGCGGATCGGCTTCGACCGCGGCACCCACGGCGTCGGCGCGTCCGCCTCCACGCCGCCGGGCCGGTCGTAGTGCGGATTGCCCCACCAGCTCACCAGATCCTTGTAGCGCCACACCCAGTGCTTGCCGTAGGCGCCGTCGGTGATCGGCGTGCGCCGCTGCGCGTCGCGATCCTCGCTGCTGGCGTAGTACCAGTCGAAGCCCTCGCCGCCGGCGATGTTGGATTTCAGATAGTCCAGGTCGTAGATGCTCGACCATCCGGCGCGGGCGTCCAGATGCTCCATGCCGTCGCGCCAGTCGGACAGCGGCATGTAGTTGTCGATGCCGATGAAGTCGATGTTGCCGTCCGCCCACAGCGGATCGAGATGGAAGAACAGCTCGCCGCCGCCCGGATGATGGCCGAAGTACTCCGACCAGTCTGCGGCGTATCCCACCTGCGCGTCCGGCAGGATGCTTTTCACGTCCGCCGCCAGCCGGATCAGCTCGCGCACGAAGGGATATGAGCCGACACCGTCGCGGATGGTGGTCAGCCCGCGCAGCTCGGAGCCGATGAGAAAGGCCTCCACCCCGCCGGCGGCGCGGCACAGCATCGCCTGATGCAGGATGAAGCGGCGGAAGCGCCACTCGTCCGGCCCGGAATAGATCACCGCATCGCCGGAGAGGGAGAAGTCGGAAGGCTGCGCGGAGCCCATGAAGGCCCGCACCTGATCGGCGGCGGACGCCGTTCCGTCCGGCGAGGGGGCGGGATCGCAGGTGATGCGCCCGCGCCACGGGAACGGCGGCTGCTCCGCCCGCCCGTAGGGATCGGCAAGGCCGTTGCCGGGCGGGACGTCCATCATGATGAAGGGATAGAACATCGGCGCGATGCCGCGCGCGTTCATGTCGCGGATGGCGCGGATCACGGATGCGTCGTTCGGCGTGCCGCCGTATACGGGCCCGCCGTCCACCTGCGACATCACCGGCGCGGAGGCCCGGTTCAGACCGGCCACGGACCAGACGTGCGGCGTGGTGGTCTTCTCGCGGTTCTCCACCTGCGGACGGATCAGACACTCGCCGCAGCGCAGATCGGTGCCGAACCAGGACACCACCAGCGCCCCGGCCCGCACCCCCGGCGCCAGCCGCTGCAGCTGGTCCATGGACACCGTCCAGTCGGACAGCGCCCCGTCCATGTGGATGTTCTCGCCCTCCGAGCCGCCCGTCGTCGGCGGCGTCGAAAGCGCATCGGCAAGAGTCGCCATCCGTCCGTCACCTCCGAATTGTATCCGCCAAGTCGCCACCGCCACCAAGAGCGGCGCACCGCACCGATCATGTCGCCCATCGCGCGCATCTCCACGCCCGCGGCATGATCACGGAGACGCCGGCCATGACGATCATTCATGGTCAGCCCATCGTTCCGCCGTCGCCGTCCGTGGACGGGATGATCCCGCCGGACGCGACGTCCGCCGCAGTCGCCGCGGCCACCGTGCTCTCCGTGCGCCACACCGGATCCGGATCGCAGTAGAACTCGCCGGAGCCGGGGATGACGCACACCGCCGGCAGCATGGCGAGCACGCCGTCCACCGGCCGGATCACCTCGAATGACAGCTGCGGAATGCGGTTGCCGTAGCGCTCCAGCGGCAGCCGCTCGAAGACCACGTAGGCCAGCCCGCGATAGGCCGGCGTGGCGTCCATGCCCTGCACCCCGGCGATCAGCGGATCCGGCGGCTGATCTTCTGTGCCGCGATGCAGCCGCCAGGTGATCTGCGACAGATCCATCGGCTTGCCGTCGGCCCAGATGCGGGTGACGGCCGCCACCTCCCCCTCGCACAGCCCGATGGCGAAGTTGGCGAAGTAGCTGTAGGTGGTGGTGGTCGTGGTGACGCCGCCGCCGCCCTTGCCGCCCTGGGTGGTGGTCGTGGTCTCGCTCTCCTCGATCAGGCTGGTGGCCCAGATCATCTGCCCGGCCAGCCGCACGGTGCCGTAGACGCGCGGGATCACCGAGCCCTCGGCGGAGCCCATCACCTGCAGGTCGTCCAGCCGCGGCCCCTCGACATGCTGCTTCGTGCCGCCGAAGATCATGCCGTCCACGGCCGCCCCGGCCAGCGCGCCGATGGCCCGCCCGGCGATCACCCCGATCGCTCCGAACCCCATCGCCGACCCGGCCCACGCCCCGGCCGCCGCCAGTACAAGCGTCGCCATGCCTCATCCCTCAACGAAAAAGGGCCGGAAATCCGACCCTTTGCATACTTTCTGCCGACATTTATGCCGAAAAATCATGCAATTTTCGTCATGCAACCATGCGTAACAAATTTACCATGTGTGATTGTACATATGTACCATTGACCACCTTCCATTGCATGCTTTATTTGGATGTTATGGCGATCATGGAAGTCAGGCCGTTTCAGAGCCCCCGGTCGGCGGCCTGAAACATTTCTCCATGATCGCCATTTTTTTCAGCCCTTTATTGAGTGATGCACCTGCTCCGCAGACAGATTTCTATGCGTATGACCATATGTGATCGCACGCATCCTATGCATCCATTTATTCGGCGGTCATGGACGCCTCTCCAGTGACCCCGGTTGGAGGCGAATCACCCACATTCTCCATGACCGCCACACTGGCCCGCCGCATGCACATCACATGCCTGCCTCCGCAGCCACCGGCATCCGGAACACCCCGGCGATCCGCCTGCGCCACCAGGGCCCGATCGGCACCTCTACGACGCCGGAGCCGTTCATGGCGTGGATCATGGCGTCCGGGCCCGTGGCGATGCCCGCATGCCGCGCCGGCAGATGCCGCCGGTAGCGGAAGAAAAGCACGTCGCCTTCCGTGATCTCCGCGCCTTCCGGCGCCGGAACCAGATGCCGCCGCGCCGCCTCCAGCATGGTCTCCCGGCCGGTTTCCTCGGCCCAGAACGGCGTGTAGGCCGGCGGCCGCTCCGGCTCCGTTCCGTTGAGCTCCCGCCAGACGCCGCGCAGCAGCCCGAGGCAGTCGCACCCGATGCCGCGCAGCGACTGCTGATGCACGTACGGCGTGCCGATCCACGTCCGCGCCACGGCCGCCACGCGCGCCCCGTCATGACACCGCACCGCCGCCTCCATCACAGGCTCCTCACGACGCAGATCATCGCCACCAGAACCACAGCCACCACGGCCATCTCCCAGCTCCCGCCCATCACGCATCCTCCATGTGCCGGCCCCGGCCGCTCATTCCACCAGCGGCGATCCGTCGTTCGGATCGTCGGAACTGGCGTAGGACATCACGAAGTCGTTGCCCGGCATGTGCGGAAAGCCGCGGAAGTTGACCGCGTTGCCGAAGCGCAGCCGGCAGGTCTCGAACTGCCGGTCGCAGCCGGCGCTCACCGTGAAGGCGTCGCCGGCGACCACGGGCCGCCGCGGCGAGGCCGCCAGCTCCAGCCGCACGCCGTCCGCATCCACCCGGTGCGCCAGCACGCGCGCCACGTCCCCGGCGTTCGCCCCGCCCGCCCAGGTCAGCCGCCCCTGCGCGAACCAGCCGGCGGCGTAGTCCTCCAGCCCGTCGGCGATGAAGGCCGTCGCCCCTTCCACGATCCGCACGACGCCGCCGCCCGTCCAGCGCACGTCGGAGAGATCCACGCCGCAGCGCGCATCGCCGAGCTCGGCGTCGCAGCCGTAGCCGAAGACGCGCCCCCGCGGCTGATCCAGATAGTGCGCAAGCCCGCGCAGCTCCGCCTCGAAGTGCAGCGCCCCGCGGGTGATCCGCCCGATGGAGCCCGTGCGCAGCAGATGCCGCGATTGCGGATCCGTCCAGTCCACCAGCCAGACCGCGATGCGGGCGTCGTCGTAGAGGCCGGCGGCGAGGTCCTCCTCGCGCAGATCGGCGGAGGAGAGCGCCCCGGCCACCTCGGAGTTGGCCACCGCCAGCCCCAGCGAGGTCTCCGCCTCCGTGGCCGTGAAGCCCGACGCCGCCCGGCAGACCACCCCGTCGATCTCCAGATCGCGGTCATGATCGGTGAAACCGAGCCGCGCCCCGTCCGCCCGCGTCACGATCCAGCACAGGCAGAACGTCGCGCACCCCTCGTCCAGCCGCGCCTGCATCGCATCCGGCAATGGCCGCATTTACGCCTCCCCCACGTTCGGTATTCCGCCCGGCGTGGTCACCCCGGCCTCACGTCCCATTCCGGCCCTCAGCCGGATGTGCCCCGGCAAGCCGGAGTGACGGGCCCCCGCACACGTACGGAAATGCCGCTGTCGAATCGCTTCAATCACCGGAAAGATCGCCGGCCGCCCCTTTCCACGTTTCAAAGCCAGGCGCCAGATCCTCGCTCTTCAGGCCATCCTTCTGCGGCACGCGGAACACGGCCTTCAACGCCATGACGGAAACGACCGCCCCCAAGCCTCCCGGCAGCAGGGCCGAGGCATAGAGATGCCAGTCGCCATGCCCGCAGGCGATGGAATGCGAAGCCCAGAAAAGGGCCCCGAAAAAGACGATGGCATCGATGATCAAAAAGATCGAAACCCCGAGAAACAGCCACCGGCGACGGTTTACGGCATCCCTGTAGTCACACAGTGCCACATCGGCGAATTCACCGATATTTCCGTTATTTCCCCCGGTCATCTCCGCTTCCGACAATTCTGTACGGCACCATCCTCGTCATGCCGATGAAACCGGCATCTCGGGCGGCAATGCGTTCCGGCACGGCCCCCGGCTTCCACCCGGGCAGGCGAGCAAGGTCGCAGTCTCATGTCATGCGGTGCATGCTCCAAATTCACCTCAAAGCGGCACCCAGTCCGGAATGATGCCAAGCTGCTTCAGACGGATGCCCATGGCGAGACGCGAAACCTTGAACAATCCCGCCAACCTCTCGACGTCCGGATCCTTCATTCTCACGACTGCGGCATGCACGGCCCGCGCCGGCATCAGAAGCGCCGCCGCGAAACGGTTGGCGTCCCGTTCCCTGGGATCGAAATATTCCAGCGAATAATGCTCTCTCGGATCGCGCAGGCACCTGTCCGCCCCGTCAAGATGGCCGAGCTCGACATGTCCCAGCTCATGAGCAATGGTGAAACGTCTGCGCACTTCGTGATCTTTGGCGTTGTACCTGATCACGAATCCATCTCCCTCGCGGCACACCTCGCCACTCACGGGAAGGTCCTCGGCCCGCAGATCGCAGCCCCGTTTTTTCGCAATCGCCGCGACATCCACCGGGAGCATGCCGTCCCAATGCTCCAGCAGAATGCCGTTTGCCAGTCTTTCGATGCTGCGTCCCATGTTGCAGATGCAACCTCACGTCATGCGAACAACATGCATTGCCATACATGCTTGCCATTTCGACTATGAAAATGCAAATCCCTCATGGTCGTGGTTTCCAGCCCCCGGCCAGAACGGTTCCGCCTCACACTCTGATCTCCACCAGCGCGATCTGCGGCGCCACGCCGGCGCGGAAACCCTGCATGTCGATGCGCAGCTCGTCGGTCTCGAAGCGCACCGGCACGTCGAACTCGTAGCCGGCGGTGATCACCGCCCCGGCCGCCGGCGGCACGTCGAAGACGACCTCGCCGGTCGTCGCGTCCACGCTCCAGCCGGATGTCATCTCCGCGCCGTCCACGGCGATGCGCACCGTGCCGGCAACCGGCTTGGCGATCTCCCGCACCGTCGCCGCCTCGCCGCTGCCGTAGGTCTTCACCAGCCGCCAGCCGGTGCGCGATCCGTCGCCGGCGCCGATCTGCTGATCGCCCGGCGCCGGGTCGGCCAGCGGCTGGCAGGACTTCCAGTCGCTCCAGTCGCGGAAGCGGAAGCCGTAAAGGCTGCCCATGCGCGCCTCGAAGAAGGCGATCACCGCGTGCAGGTCCTCCATGGAGCGGCAGCCGTAGCCCACCTCGTAGCGCCGGCGGGCGTCGCGCCAGCGGGCGTTGCGCTGCTCGTGGCCGGAGCCCAGCACGACGATCTCCGTGCGCCGCGTCAGCTCGCAGGTGGCCCGCCAGGAGATGGCGGTCGGAAACCTCACCTCGTGAAACGCCGTCATGTCCTAGAGATTCCTCCGTACCACGTTCACCGGCGCGCCGCCCGTCGCCCGCACGCCGAGCTTTCCGTCCGGCCCGCGGGCCAGCGGCATGATGGCCTCCGGCCCCGCCTCGCCCATCAGCCCCAGCCCGTCCGCCATGGGAAACACCGTCGGCCCGCCCACCACACCGCCGGAGGCGAAAGCGCGCACGCGACCGGCGGAGAAGACGTTGCCGTCGGCGGAGGCGACGAGCCCGCCGAGCATGCCGCCCAGTCCGGAGAACACCGGACGCAGGGCCGCATTCAGCGTCAACCGGGCCAGGGACGCGGCCAGCGACTTCAGCACGTCGGAAAACTTCCTGCCGGAGATCATGGCGCCGGACAGTCCGTCCGCCATGCTCCGCGTAAACGCGCGCGACAGGCTCTCCATCTCGCGCATGTCACTCTTCAGCATGGCCGTCTCCAGCCGCACCGGAATGACGATTTCATCCGTCGTCTCTGGCATTTTTCCCTCCGTCCGGAAAACGCCGCATCAGGCGTTCGAGTTCCTCTCGGCGCATCCGCCCTTCCGCCGCGCGCCCCGGCCCCTGAAGGGCATCCAGAAGGGCCTTCAGTTCCCTCGGCGTCATGCGCCAGAAGGCATGAGGCGGAATGCCGAACGCCGCCGCCACCACCCCCATGAGCCGCAGATAGGGGATGCTCATTCCCCTTCTCCCCCGGGCGGGAAGGCCGCGGCCAGCAGGCGGACGGCGATTTCCACGTAGTCCCGCACGCCGTTCTCCGCCGCCAGGCCCGCCACGGCATCGTCACCGATGTCGTGGCCCGCGCCCCGCAGTCCGGCACCGATGATCGCCACCAGCTCCCGCGCGCTCATCCTGCCGCGCTCGAACCGCTCAGCCAGCGCCACCAGATCCGGTTCCCCCAGCGCTTCCTCCAGCTCCGCCAGCGCGCCGAGCGTCAGGCACATCCGCCATTCCCGCCCGCCCAGCGTCGCGGTGATCTCGCCGCGTCTTCCATTGCAAAGCATGTCCCCATTCTCCCCTCTGCCGCTCACAGCGCCGTGAAGGTCAACTCGCCGGCCGATTCCAGCGAGATCTCGAAAGTCAGCTCGCCCCGGTGTTCTCCGGAATATTCGAGCGAGACGATCTGGAACGGCCCCTCGACGATCCCGAAGTCGGGCACGATCACCTGAAACCGCCCCACCTCTCCATCGAAGAACAGCGCCCGCATGCGCCCATCGGAAGGCTCGTCCCGGAAGATGCCCGCGCCCGAAATGGAGGCGTTGCGAATGCCCGCGCCGGCCAGCAGCTCACGCCATCTGCCCGGCGACATCTGATGCGTCGCATCCACCTGCCCCGCCGAAAAGGCCAGTCTGTGCGACCGCAAGCCCGCCACCGTGATGAAGCTTCCCGCACCATCGTCGATCTTCAGCAGGAGATCCCTGCCCTTCTGTGCTCCCATGTCTCCTTCCCCGAACCGTCGCGCGATATACCGTCCACACCCACCGCAAGTATTGATTCAACTTCTTCAACCCGTTTCTCGGGAGATGCGGAAAGTCCTTTTTCTTCAATGCCGCAAGAGAGATTTCGTCAGTTCTCAGACGAGAGGATGGGTGATGGCCTCCAGCCGCAGGATGCCGTGGAAGAGCCGCCCGTCCCGCATCCGCACCACGCTGCGGAAGACCGTCCGCATCTCCACCAGCCGATGCCCGTCGAGCGCGAGCGGGGCGTCATCGAGCACGGCATCCATCCGCCCGACGATCTCGTACGCCTGTCGCCGCCCTCCCTGCTCCGACCACGCATGCAGGGTGACCACATGCCTTCCGCCACGCGCATCGAAGGTATTTCTGTCCCGCGACACGATCTCGCCGAGCGTCACGTAGGGCGGCCGCAGTCTGCGCGGGGGCCTGTCGTAGACCCTCGCTCCGCCCAGCAGCACGCCCAGTTCCGCATCCGCCCGCAGAGCCTCCAGCACGGCCCGATGCAGGGCCAGCGCCGCATCCTGTGTCATGCTTCATCCCCCGGACCGGAAATCGAGAAGGTTTCCATCACCAGTCGCCGCACCGCCTCCGGATCCAGCCCGTCCGCGGTGATCCACAGATACGCGCCATCCGACGCCTCCTCCGCCCAGACCGCCGCCTCCCCCTCATCCGTGATCCGGCGCTCCAGTTCCGGGCCCGCCGTCTCCGCCACACGCAGGAGGGCGCGCCGCGCCGCCCGGAGGGCGATGGCAAAAGAACGGCCGCTCACAGCGGCACCTCCAGACACAGACAGACGACACGCCGCCGTCTGCCGTCGGGATCGTAGGCGGCACGGATGTCGAACGTCCTCTCCCCGGCCGCCAGCCGCATGCCGGGCCAGACGTCATTGCGCCAGCGCATGACGATCTCGCTGGTCAGCCGCCCCGCCGGAGCATCGGCCCACAGGCCCTCGCCGCCGCGCCGGGGCCGCACCTCGGCCCAGACCGACGCCACGTCCACCCACGAGACGA